CGTGGAATGGGCGGGGACTTTGTGGACGGTTGACAGTGTAGAAGCACAACCTCCCCGCCTGCTGCTCCGACTAGGGAAGGTGTACAATGGCCCCACGGCTGCAGCTCCATGATATTTTGCTGTCATTCGTATCGAATGTATATTTTCAGCCACCACCAAACGTAATTCTCAAGTATCCATGCATTGTCTATCATCGAGACTTCGCTGTGACGGAGTTTGCGGATAATAATCCATATAGGCATGAGTTAAGATATTTGGTTACGGTTATTGATCGAGATCCTGATAGTGATATTCCTGGCAAAGTGGCAGCACTGCCCAAGAGCCTTTACAATCGCTTTTTTACATCTGACGATCTGAACCACGACGTATACCGAGTGTTCTTCTAGAAAGGAAAGAAATGCCACCCGCTCTCACCTGGGATGACATTGGCGAGCGAACCTACGAAACTGGTGTAGATCACGGAGTCCTGTATCCGATTGACGATACGGGAGCATATACTCCGGGAGTTGCCTGGAACGGCCTCACCACTGTTACGGAGTCACCTTCGGGTGCAGCTTCGAACCCGCAGTATGCGGACAACATCAAGTATCTGAATCTGATTTCCGCCGAGGAGTTCGGATGCACGATTCAGGCATTCACATATCCCGACGAATTCGCTCAGTGCGATGGTTCGGAATCTCCGAAGGTAGGTGTCGTTGTTGGACAGCAGGGACGCAAGATCTTCGGGCTCTGTTACCGAACGGTTCTCGGTAATGATATCGATGGTACCGATCATGGCTACAAACTTCATCTGGTTTATGGGTGCCAGGCAGCTCCATCTCAGAAGGCTTATGCCACGATCAACGACCAACCAGCTGCAATCGACTTCAGCTGGGATGTGACGACAACTCCGACGCCGGTTACAGGTTACAAGCCAACGGCTCTGATTGTGATTGATTCAACGCTGCTGTCTGCAACGGATCTACAGGCAGTTGAAGATCAGCTTTACGGGACTAGCGGTGCTACGCCTGTTACTCCGAATCTTCCTCTTCCGGATGATCTTCTCTTGCTGATCACCGGAACTATGGCTCGAGAGGAAGAGGCGAGTTCCGAAGAGTAGGGGGCTGCTATGAGAAGGAGGCCAGAGAGTGCTCACTATTGTAGTTTCTGGTGTCGAGATGTTCAACGATACTACTCAAGAATTCACCACGGAAGGTGACGTCGTATTGGAGCTAGAGCATTCTTTGGTCTCACTGTCAAAATGGGAGTCAAAGCACGAGAAGCCGTTTCTCGGTAGTGATGACAAGACTATTGAAGAAGTTCTGGAGTACGTGAGGTTTATGACCTTGACCAAAGTTCCAGAGGAAACTTTCTCCAGACTCTCTGAAGCGAATGTTGAAGCGATAAACAACTACATCAACGCTAAGATGACTGCTACCTGGTTCAACGATCAGCCAGGTACTCCTCAAAGTCGAGAAGTTATCACTGCTGAGCTTATCTATTACTGGATGATTGCTTTTCAGATCCCATTTGAATGTGAAACATGGCATCTCAATCGTTTGTTCACTCTGATTCGAGTGTGCAACATCAAACAATCGAAACCAAAGAAGATGAGTCGAGCTGAAATCGCGGCTCGGAATCGAGAACTCAATGCTCAGCGTAGAGCACAGTTCAAAACCAAAGGTTAGAGAGGAGGTGACATGACAACATTAGTCTGGGACAAAGTTGGTGAGAGAGTTTATCAAACCGGTCTCGATCGAGGAGTTCTCTATCTGCAAGACGGTAGAGCAGTGGCTTGGAACGGTCTCACTTCTGTTGAGGATTCTACTACTCAAACTTTGAAATCGTTTTATCTCGATGGGGTAAAGTATTTGGACAATATTCTCCCGGGGGACTTTTCCGGCAAACTCAAAGCTTTCACTTATCCCGATGAATTTGATGATGTCAATGGTATTGTCACTCCTTCTCCAGGGTTGGAATACCATGATCAGCCATCCAAGAGTTTCAATCTTTCGTACAGGACCATACTTCTCAACGATGTCGAAGGAGAAGCCTACGGATACAAGATTCATCTTCTTTACAATCTTGTAGCCAATGCTGATACCTATGCATTTGTCACACTCAAGGGATCGGCTAATACTCCGATTGAGTTTTCATGGGCTTTAACCGGTACACCTCCTCGTGTCGCCAAGTTTAGGCCAACGGTTCACATTTCCATTGATTCAATTGAGACTCCACCTGGACTTCTTCAATCGATTGAAGATATTTTGTACGGTACTCAAGATTCTGCACCGTCACTTCCCACAATCGGACAAATTCTGGACATGTTCGGTTATCTGGGTGCACTTATCATTGTGGATCATGGCGATGGAACTTGGTCGGCTATTGATGAATCGGATACCTATATTTCTATGACAAATTCTACCACATTCCAGATTGATAATGCTGATGCGACATATTTGGATGCAACTACGTATCAGATTTCTTCTACAAACGTCGGCGATCAAGGATGAGGAGGTGAAATGACTACAGTAACAGGTTTTACCGCAGATCGTATGTTGTCTATCGAAGCCGCCTCAGTCGTTGACGGTGATGTAGACGGTAATGGCAATCTGATTCTCACCAAACATGATGGATCGACTATCAACGCCGGTAGTGTAATTGGTCCGACCGGTCCTCAGGGTCCAGTTGGGTCTATGCTTTCCGTAGTTTCCGCAAAGCCGGTTCTAGATGTTGGTCTTGTTAATCAGATTCGCGCAGGTCGGCAGTTGTCTCCGGCGGATTTCGCCGCTATTGGTTTGAATGCGCCTAGTGCTTTGTGGAATCTTTCCGATTTGTCGGATGTAAGCGGTAATGGCCGAAATCTGCAAAATAAAGGTGCTGTGCCATTTACTACAGGAATCAACGGCGTTGCGACTACAGCAGCACAATTTGTGAGTTCAACAGCGCAATGTCTTTATATTTCTGATACAGGTGCAGCTGATTCATTTAGACTTAAAACTGGTTCGATTGGATGCTGGGTTCGTAATCCTGATCGTGCGAATGCTCGAACATTGATATCTAAGCTTGGATCTGGTGGTGCATCTAATCTTGCTTATCAGTTTACGTTTAATGCAACCAAAATGTCCTTTCTCATCAGCACTGATGGTACTTCATGGGCGGTTAATCAGATTGGGGTAAGCGATGTATCTGATAATCGTTGGCATTTTGTTGTAGCGGCATTCGATGGTGCTATGTCACGTTTATACATTGATGGAATTCTCGAATCTACTGCGTTTTATAATGGGGTTCCATTTGCAAGTTCGGCGCCGTTTAATATTGGTGGGTATGGTGGCGATAGTTCTACAGCATCGTCTAATCCTTATGCTGGGCTTGTTGATGAAGCGTTTGTCACCTCTGACGTTCTTTCAGAAGACCAAGTCCGTGCTCTATATTGCGCCAAAATTCCACATATGCTTACTACTGTCCCAACACGTGTAAATTTGAATGTTCGTCGTCTTAAAAAGGGCGCTGCATTTGTTCCATCCGATTTCCCAACACAACCATTGAGATTGTATAATTTCTCAGCTGGTTCGCTTGGTGATCAAGGCTCTAATAATACGCCACTTACAAATGCCAACCCGAATTCTGTTTTTAGCATCGCCGGAGCAGATGGCAGTAATAATAATGGTTATCAATTTATTGGAACTACTCATAATGGGTTGCAATCAACAGATTCAAATTTGCCAAGTGGTACTGCAGTACGGAGTTATGGCTGTTGGTTTAAATGCGGCGCTCAAGGCCCATATGGCGGATTGATAGGTTGGGGTTCTGGAAGTAATTTTACAGGTGTATATGTTTCGCATACTGCTGGATCCATTATGATACGTTTAGCCGGAATTTCGGGCGATATTCAAGGCCCGTTGGTGGAAGATTCGCAATGGCATTTTATGGTTGTAGTTGAAGATCCTGCTCCAATTGATGGTTTGAAATTTAAATGGTATCTAGATGGACGTTGTATTTTTAGTAGTACACAAATAGGTAACATTATACTTGGTGGAGTTACGTTTACTTTTGGTTTGATGAGTGCACCTGGTGGACAAGTATTTCAGGGGTCAATTGATGGCGGATTTGTGTGTAATTATGCTCTTACTGCTGAACAAATTCGTACTCTTTATGTAAAAGGTTCGCAAGCGCTTTCACCATCGCCAAAGAATGTTGGTGATCATGTTGAAGGTATGGACGCCGCAAATCTTTATGCAATATTTGATACTCTTGAATCTCAACACCAAGTAGATCTGGCGGTGGCGTGATGCGATCGAGAAGCTCTGATTTAGGAAGTGCGCCCAAAGGGGTTCTTAGAGATGCTGGAATGACCTGGGGGCAGATAGCTTCGACAGGAGTTATACAAAGTGGATCTGGCGATTTTACGGTTGTTAAAAATGGATCTGGAAATTTCACAGTTACATTCAATCGGCAGAGAGCTGCTTTTAGTACTCTAGTAACGTGTTATGGTCTCTGGTCAAATGTTTGTTATCTAAATTCAGTGTCTAGTACCGGTTTTAATGTTCAGGTAGCTAATAATGCTGGAGCTAACACAGATAATGGCTTTCAATTCGCTATTCTACCAGCATGATAAGGAGATGATAAATGGCTGATTCATATTTGGCGATTTCAGCGATTGCCAACGACGAATTTATGCAGGAGCGTTTGAAGGCCTGTGCTACCCAGCAAGCACATCTTGGCAATGCTTCAGTGATTACAGATGATCCAATCAATCGTCCTGATACTTGGTCAGCGATTAATTGGGTTGAGCAGAACAAGTATCTCTGGGCTTCTTCGCCAAGTTGGGGCGAGAAATGGGCTTCTGCATTGGCTGGAGGAGAAGAAGAGCCAGGCAAGAACGAAGCTGTGATTACTGACGCAGATATTCTGGCAACGGTTCAGGCACTTACTAATCCGGAGTAACTAATGAGATTTGAACTCGCTGGAAGTCTAATTCTACCAGCTCCAGTAGTTATACAATTCACTGCTAATCAGAATTTCGATGCTTCAAAATACATCAATCTGGGTTATACCAATTTTGATGTGATTTGTATTGGTGGTGGAGGCGGAATGGGTGGTGGTATCGACACGCAAAATACCGGTACGCTCATTCGAAACTATGGCGGAGCAGGTGGTGGCGGAGGACTTCATCGAGTTCAAGGTCTATTATCTGCTCTCCCATCCAATTGTCCAGTTGTTGTTGGCGCAGGCGGTGCTTTGGGTACGGAAGATTCATCCAATGTTGGGCTTGTCACTGATGGTGGGGATGGAGGATATTCTGCATTCAATAACACTACCTGTCAAGCCTCTGGCGGTAAAGGTGGTAAGAGAGTACAGTCAAACTCTCTGACAGTCACTACCTCAGCTAATGGCGGAGATGGTGGAGTAGGGGGTCGTCAAAATGCTGGTGGGGGAGCGTTAGGTGGCACAGCTGGGACTCCAACTGCAACGGGACCGGGAACTCCTGGAACAGCTGGAGCAGATGGTACGTGGATCGGAAACATCGGTCAAGGAGGAGGAGGAGGCGCTGGGGGAGTAGGTAAGTATGGCAGTGGAGGTACTACGTGCAATGCAGCTACGTCAGGTGGGAAAGGGTCCTATAATCCTGGAGATACATCAGTTTACGGTCCAGGAGATACCCCGGACACTGACCCAGGTAGTAACTCACCGAATACAGTTCCAGGAGGTGCAAGTGGTGCAA